CAAACTTCTACATCTGCTGATAGAGAAATTAAAGATCAACTAAGATTATTAAGAGATAGATCAAGAGATTTAGCAAGAAATGATTCTTATGTCCAAAGATATTTGCATCTGATGCAAAGCAATATTGTTGGTTCAAATGGCATAAGACTTTCGATGAAAGCAAGAAACGATGATGGTTCTTTAGATTTAGTTGCAAATAGAATCATAGAACAGCAATGGAGAAATTGGTGCAAGCTAGGTAGTTGTACAACTAACGGAAGATTATCTTTCATTGATTGTCAAAAGTTATTTATTGAATCTTTAGCAAGAGATGGTGAAGTATTAGTACGTCACGTCAAATCAAGAGATTCAGAATTTGGTTACAAGATTGAGTTTTTAGAAGCTGACCATTTAGATGAAAAGAAAAACGAAGATGCTAAAGGATCAGGTAATAAAATTAAAATGGGTGTTGAACTTAATCAAAGTCAAAAACCAATAGCGTATTATCTTTTTAAAAACCATCCATTTGATAATACACATCAAAGTACTACTCAACACATAAGAGTAAATGCTGATGAACTTATACACGCATACATCCCACAAAGACCAGAACAAAACAGAGGAGTACCCTTTACTGCTTCTGCAATGGCAAACATAAAATTGTTAAATGGCTATTTAGAAGCAGAGATAGTTGCAGCAAGAACTGCTGCAAGCAAAATGGGATTCTTTGTATCTGGTGACGGTGATCAATATGTTGGTGATGGTGAAGATGATGAATACGTTCCAATTATGAATGCTGAAGCAGGTACTTTTGAACAATTACCTAGTGGCATGGACTTCAAAGAGTTTGATCCATCGCATCCAACATCTGCTTTTGAACCATTTACAACGCAAGTATTGAGAAGCATTGCTTCAGGCTTAAACATTTCTTATCACGCACTTACTAATGATCTTAGTTCAGTAAACTATTCATCATTGCGTGCTGGTGCTTTAGAAGATCGTGAGATGTATAGGTTATATCAAAGATTTACAATAGATCATTTTGTAAGACCAGTATTTGAAAAATGGTTAGAGATGGCTATATCTTCTGGCGCAATATCTACATCGCCATCTACAAATCAACCTTTACCAATAAGCAGATACGATAAGTTTGCTTTAGCAGCTAACTTTATACCTAGAAGCTTCTCTTGGGTTGATCCACAAAAAGAAATGATGGCTTCTATAAGCGGTATGCAATCTGGATTAGTTACATTTCAAGATGTGCAAGCTAATTATGGTAGAGATGTTGAAGAACTTTTTGAACAGCATGAAAGAGAACAAAAGCTTGCTGAACAATACGGTATCAAAACTGCGTTTCAACCTTTTGGTATGAAGATACCAGTTGAAGCAGATATACAAGGTGGTAATGATGGCGACTAACTTTCCAACTAAAGATGACGATAAAAAAGTTAGTTTGCGAAACTCTAACTATCCTCAGTTTGATTATGACTTTATTGCTGGTGTCAAAGAAAACGATCCTGATATTTACAAAGCTGGTGGCAACATCAGAGGTAATGAATCATTTAATTTATGGACAAAAGCTAGAAACGGTGAAGAAACAGATGGTGTCATTAGTTGGATTAAAGAAAGGGAAGCATGGGCAGCTAGACATTTTGAGGATGGCGCACAATTTAAATCAGGTGACAAAGCTGGTAGACCATCAAACATAGCTGGTGTCATTGCACAAATGAAATGGGGAGTGATTGGAACTCTAGGTGAACAAAAAATGAAAGATGTTGTTTTAGAAGCTATAAAATATGTTGAACAAAAAGAATCAGGTTCAGCGAGTCAGGCTCAACAAGATAGACAAATTTCAGCAAAAACAGAAAAAGCATTAGAAAATAAAGTAAAAGAACATAACGAAGAAGTTAATAATGCAGCTTCTAAAAGAACAACTTTAGGAACACTTAAAAAGGTCTATGACAGGGGTATTGGTGCATACAATACCAATCCAGCATCAGTCAGACCTAATGTGTCTAGTCCGCAAACTTGGGCTATGGCACGAGTAAATAGTTTCCTTTTCGCATTGCGAAATGGAAGATTTCAAGGCGGTAAACACGATACTGATTTACTGCCTGAATCACATCCTTTATCATCAAAAGACAAAGAGGAAAAAGCGATGAAAAACAAAGACGAAAGACATATCATAAATGTTGAAGAATCCGATGATAGTTATACCATCGAATTTGCAAAACATCATGGTATGGAAGAAGAAATGGAAATGGAAGAAAATGAATCTGAAAAAGATGAGATGGAATCCAGACCATATCACGATGAAGATGAAGAAAAAGATAAGGACAGATCAAATGCAGAGGATATTGTCTATCGTACTGTTGATCTTTCTAAAGCATCTTACATTGATGAAGAAAATAGAAGGGTGAGAATAGGCGTAAGTTCTGAAGAACCTGTTGAAAGGGAATTTGGAATGGAAGTTTTATCTCATTCTGAGGGTGATATTGAAACTGACTTTATTGCTAGTGGAAGATCACCTTTATTGCTAGATCACGACATGACTAAACAGATTGGAGTGGTTGAACAATATAAATTAAATTCTTCTGAAAAACGCGCAGTAGCAATAGTTCGCTTTAGTCGAAGCAAACTTGGAGAAGAAATATTTAATGATGTTCGAGATGGTATTCGTCAGAATATAAGTGTCGGATATAAGATAAACAACATGGAAAGAGTTAAATCAACTGATTCTGATAAACCTATGTATAGAGTTCAACACACACCTTTAGAAGTGTCTGTTGTTTCTGTACCTGCGGATCAATCAAAAGCAGTTGGCGTAGGTCGTTCCAAAAACAAACTTTCTAATATAGAGGTAAAAACAATGACTGACGAAGTTAAAAATGAAATAAACCTTGAAGAAGTTAGAGAAAAATCTGCTGCTGAAGCTAGAGAACAATTTCAAAGAAATTCAAAAGAAATTATTGATCTAGCTGTCAAGCACGACAGACGTGATCTAGCTGACAAGGCTATTCAAGAAGGAATATCAGTTGAAGAATTTAGAGGTGTTTTGTTAGACAATATTTCTAACGACAAACCTTTAGAAACTGCTGAGATTGGTCTTTCTAAAAATGAAGTGCGTAAATTTTCAGTAATGAAAGCTATCAATGCTTTAGCTAACCCTACTGATAAAAGGGCGCAAAAAGAAGCTGAATTTGAATTTGAATGTTCAGAAGAAGCAGCTAAACACTATGGCAGAACTGCTCAAGGTATTATGTTACCACCTGAAGTTCTATCTAATTGGTCAACTAGGGACTTAAATGCTTCTGATGATGCAGGTCTTATTGGTCAAGATTTTAGAGCAGGTGACTTTATTGACGCATTGAGAAATGCTTCATCTGTAATGCCATTGGCTAGAACTTTGAACGGTTTATCTGGCGATGTAAAAATCCCTAAGAAAACTTCTGCTTCAAGTGCTGCTTTCATATCATCTGAAGGTGGTGCTGCTGGTGAATCAGAAATGGTTATCGGCTCTGTAACTATGTCACCAAAAACTCTTGGTGCATTTACAGATGTAACTAGACAGCTAATGATTCAATCTTCATTAGATGTTGAAAACTTGATCAGAGATGATTTAGCACAATCTATGGCTATTGCTATTGATAATGCTGCTCTTGAAGGCTCTGGCTCTAGTGGAAACCCAACTGGTATTACTAACACAAGTGGTATTAATACAGTTTCACTTTCTAGTGCTGCTGCACCAACTTTTGCAGAAATGGTTTCTATGGAAACTGCTGCTGCTGTTGATAATGCTTTATTAGGTAAATTATCTTACATAATGCACCCTAGTAACTATGGCACACTAAAAACTACTGAGAAAGCTAGTAACACAGCACAATTTGTTGCTGCTAACAATGAAGTTAACGGTTATCCTGTAGTTGTATCTGCACAATTAACTGCAAACAACTACGTCTTTGGTAACTTTGATGACTTACTTGTTGGTTTCTTTGGTGGACTAGATATAGTTGTTGATCCATTTACTGCTTCAACTTCTGGAACAGTAAGGGTTGTAGCTTTACAAAGCATGGATGTAGCGGTTAGACACGCTGTATCTTTTGTAGCTGCAAGTTAATAACTATTTTGGTTATTGATACAATGAAGGGTGGCGTAAAGTCACCCTTCTTAAAAAAGGAAAAGATAATGAAATACACAATTTTAAAAGATACTGTTGCTGGTGGTAATAAAGTATATGCTGGTGACGTAATAGATTTGCCTGAAGATGAAGGTAAAGTATTAATGAGTTATGGTAAAGCAGAAGAAGCAAAAGCTTCTGCACCAAAAAAAGAAGATAGAAGCGTTGGCTTAGACGACTTAGAAAAACCAAAAGTACAAAAAAGAAAAAGTAAGTAATGGCTTTAGAATTTGATGCAGACTTTGCTGGTTATTTTGACGCTGATTTTGGTCATGGTGTAAGTGCTACTTATACAAGAACAGGACAGTCTGCAACAACTATTAAAGTAATTCTTGAAGATGAATTTGTCGCGATGGGGGGTCTATCGGTTGATGTAGAAGGTTCTTCTCCCATCGCCTTCTGTAGAACAACAGATGTGCCTAATGCTGCACATGGAGATACTTTAGCTTTTGCAGCATTGACAACTAAAAGTGATACACAAATAAAAGCAGCTACAACTTATGAAGTTGTTGGCGTAGAACCTGACGGTACTGGTATTACAGCTTTAACTCTTGAAAAACAATAATGGCAAATCATATCAGACAACAAATAAGAGAAAGAGTTGCTACTACTCTAACTGGTCTATCAACTACTGGATCAAACGTTTTTCAATCAAGAGTTTTTAACCTAGAAGAAAGCAAACTGCCAGCTATAATTATCTATACAAAATCTGAAGCTGGTGAACTATTGGAAATGGGTTCAACCAGAACTTTACAAAGAACATTATCATTAGTTGTTGAAGCTTATGTAAAAGCCATAAGTAATTTTGACGACACTATTGATACTATTGCAAAAGAAGTAGAAGCTGCTATGGCAGCAGATGTTACTCATAACAGTTTAGCTAGAGATACTTTTTTAGAATCTACTGAAATCAATTATAATGGTGAAGGAGATCAGCCTGTAGTTGTTATGGAAATGACATTTAGTATAATTTACTTAACTACTGAAGCTGCTCCTGATTCAGCTTTATGAGGTAAGCAATATGGATAAGAATGTAATGGTTTCTCCTGATGGCAAATCAAAAATTACAGTTTTTGATAGTGCTGTTGAGAATCTTAAAGCAAATGGGTGGACTCTTGAAGGAGAGTCTATTAATAAAAAAACTAAAACAGAGGATAAATAATGGCAGTATTTACTGGAAAAGCTGGTGTTGTTCAAACTGGTTCTAATGCTTTAGCAGAAGTTAGAAGTTACTCAATAACTGAAACTGGCGAAACTACAGAATCTACAGCTATGGGCGATTCAGCAAAAACTTTTGAGTCAACTTTAAATGAATTTTCAGGCTCAGTAGATTTATTTTTTGACGATACTGATAGTAGTGGACAAGTTTCATTGACTATTGGTTCATCATTTACTTTAAATCTAGCACCTGAAGGTTCAAGTAGTGGAGCATACAAATTGTCTGGAAGCGGAATAGTGACTGAAAAAACTATAACTGCTGCACACGATGGCTTAGTCGAAATGACAATTGGCTTTCAAGGAACTGGTGCATTAACAATAGGAACTTACTAATAGATGGGTGCGATAGACAATGTTGTTGCTCACTTTGACGCACAAGAAATTACTTCTTTTGAAGTCAAAGAATGGGGAACAGAAGAAGAACCTTTAGTCATTTATTCAAAACCATTGACGTTGCAAGAGTCAAAAAAGCTTTACAAGATGGCAAATGACAGCGATCTTGAAGTAATGGTTTATGCAATCATTACAAAAGCCCTAGATGCAGACGGTGAAAAAATATTTTCATTAGCTGATAAACAAGCTTTAATGAATCGTGCAGATGTAGGCGTTGTTGCTGACGTAGCTTCAAAGATACTTGGTGCTATGACACCAGATCAAGCAGAGGGAAAGTAACAGCCGAGTCTGAAACATTTGCCCAGTTTGCTCTAGCTGACAGGCTCGGTAAGACTATTAGTGAGATTGAATCTATGACAGTAGATGAAATAACTATGTGGTATGCCTACATTAAACGAAGAAACGATTTAGAAAAAAGAGATGGGTAAGCTAGGAAAACTTAATATTGTTATTGGTGCAATAAACAATACACAAAAAGCTTTTAAAAACATTCAGCATGGTTTGAAAAAGATTAGTGATAGGACTGCATTCATTAGAAAGCAGTTCAAAAGGTTTGCTTTAGCTGTTTCAGGTGTTACTTTAGTTTTTGCTGCTCTTATTTTAAGACAGACAGCATTTATAGATCGTTTAGGTGATACAGCAGATAAACTTGGCGTAGCTTCAGACTTTCTACAAAAATTTAGATTTGCTGCACAACAGACAGGTATCAGAATTGAAACTGCTGATATGGCTCTGCAAAGATTCACACGAAGAATTGCAGAAGCAGATAAAGGAGTTGGAGAAGCTAGAGGTGCTTTAGAACAACTTGGTATCAGCACAAGAACCACAAATGGCGTACTCAAATCGGCAGAACAAGTTTTATTTGAAGTAGCTGATGGTATAGCTAAGACTACATCAGAATCAGAAAAAGTAAGATTAGCTTTTAAGTTCTTTGATTCAGAAGGTGTAAGTTTAGTGAACACCTTAAAGGGTGGTTCTGATGTTTTACAACAATTTTTTCAAGATGCTGAAAATTTAGGTTCAGTTCTCACTAGAAACTCAGTTAAAGGCGTACAAAAATTTAAAGATGAACTTGGTCGTTTAGGTGCTTTACTTACTGGATTAGCAAATCAAGTTACAGCAAAACTTGCACCAGCTTTAGAATTTTTAACTAAAAAATTTACAAACTTTGCAATAGAACTTTTTAAAACGAAAGGTGGTGTTGAAGCATTTGCAGCGTCAGTTGCTACAAGCATATTAAGTGGCGTTTCAGTAGCTTTAGTTTCAATAGAAAAATTTGCAAATGAAACAATGCGAATCCTTTTTGAAGCAAATCAATCTTTAGTCAAAATGGGTTTCATATCTGAATCGATTGATGTACAGAACGCAAGAAAACGAATTACAGAAATAGAAAACGAAATTTCTAATTTATCGCAAACGTTTGAAACAATGCGTACTTCCGCAGGTGCTTTTTCTCATGTGCTTGTCAGCAAAGAAATGACAGACGCAGAAAAAACTAGAGTACAAGAATTAAAAGAAGAATTAATAAGTTTGCAAAAATTCATTGGTAAACCAATGCAAATTACTGGTTTATCAACTTTGAGCAATGAAATAAATGATCTGATACTCAAATTCCCTGAATTGATGAAAGAGTTTGATGAAATGATCAATAAAAATAATCAACTAGGAGATTCAACAGTTAATTTAGGAGAAATGTTTAGAGGCGTTCTTTCTAAAATGCAAAATAATTTATCTAATTTAGATGCTGCTCAAGGAAGAATAGCAACTGCTTTAGAAACTAATTTAACAAATGCTTTTATGAATATTGAGAAAGGTATATCTTCTTTAGGAGATTCTATAAAAGCAATGGCAAAAGCAATAATACAAGAATTGATTAGAATTTTTGTAGTTCAAAAAATAGTTGGCGCAATTACAAGTGCAGCATCACCAGCACCAGTACCAATGATGGCAAGAGGTGGTACAGCAACAGGTGGTAAAGCAGTCATTGTTGGTGAAAAAGGAGCAGAATTATTTGTACCTAATAGAACAGGTACTATAGTTCCTAATAATCAACTTGCAGCAAGCAATGAGATGGCAGCACCAGTCAATGTAAGTTTTAACATTTCTGCTATGGATGCAGAAGGTCTTGATAAATTACTTGTGAAAAAGAAAAATTTATTAGTTTCTGTAGTATCACAAGCAATGAATCAAAGAGGTAAAGTAGGTCTAGTATGAGTGGTACTTATCCTACAACTAAAAACCCTAGTATCTATAACTTTAAGTCTAATAGACCCACGACAGTAGATTACACTTTGTCTGGTAAAAGATCAGTCAAACAATTTGCATCCCAATATTTTAGCTTTACAGTTACTATGCCTTCAATGAAGCGATCTGACTTCATGGAATACTATTCTTTTTTAACAAAACAGAAAGGCGGTTTTGAAAGTTTTACTTTTACATCACCTTTATCTAATCAAGGCGCAGTAGCGCAAAGCGATACAGTTCTTGTCGCAGGGACACACGCAGTAGGAGATACAACTATAGATTTAGATGGTTTTGCAAACTCTACTACAGGCGTTTTAAAGGCTGGTGACATCATAAATTTTGCAGGACATAACAAAGCTTATATGGTTGTTGCAGACGCTTCTAGTGACGGTTCTGGCGCTTCTACGGTGACTATTGAACCACCTTTACAGTCAGCATTATCAAATAACGCTGCTGTAACTGCAAAAACACCTACTTTTACTGTAGCTTTGGAACAAGATGATGTAGTTTACAATACTGATTCTAGCGGTATTTTTAATTTAAGTTTTGATGTTAGAGAGGTCATTTAATGTCAAGATCATTAGATTCTTCTGTAGTAACTCAAATACAGAGCGAAGGAATAAGACTTGCTTACTTAGCAGAGTTTAGTTTTTCTTCTGCTGTTTATTTAACAAATCATTCTAAAAACTTAGCATTCAACTCTCAGACTTATGTGGCTGATGGACAGCTTCACATAGAAGATTCAAGAGAAGAAACTGGCAAGATTGAATATTCTAATATGACAGTATTTCTAAAAAATATGTCAGATGCTATGCGTACAAATTTAAAAGCTGAAGATTATGTAGGAACAGAAGTAACTATCACTTTAGGATTTTTAGACGCTACAGAACTTATTACTGCATCTTATGAAATATTCAAAGGCACTATAGGTTCAGCAGCTATGGTCGAAAAAGCAGGACAAGTTCTAGCTTCCATAGAATTAGTATCGCATTGGAAAGATTGGGAATCTACCAAAGGAAGAACTTTTACAGTTGAATCACAAAACGCAATTCATGCTTCTGATAGAGGTTTAGATTACGCACATAGAACAAGAGAAAATCTTGAATGGGGTCAGCCATAATGGTTGATCCATTTTTAATTATAACGATCATAACTGCTGTTATTGGCGGTGTACAAGCTTATCAAGCTAACAAACAAGCTAAAGAGCTAAGAAGAAAAGCTAATAATCTTTTAGTAACAAAGTTTGGAACAGGAGAAGCTATACCTGTTTTATACGGTAGAAGAAGAATAGCTGGAACAGTTGTGTTTGCAGAAACAGTAAATCAAAAAGATTTATTTGTAGTTTATGCTTTATCAGCAGGAGAAGTAGAAGAAATACATGGTGACACCATTCTTATTGACGGTGATAGATTAGATAAGGCATCAAGATTTAAAGGCGACAATTTCATAATTAGAAACGACAGATCAGAAAACTATGGTTCTGGTACAGCTTTATTTGGAGCAACTACAGCAGATAAAAATAATGTTTTAGATATTTATACTACTACAAATGTAAAAGTTAATAACAAGCGTAAAAAAGATAACGCAAAAAACTTTTCAATGATTTTTAATTTGCATCATGGATCACCTACACAATCTGCTGATCCAATGCTTACAAGTGTTTTTGACGGTACAAGCAATAAATCTACATGGTCTAGTGATCACAAACTATCTGGTATTGCTTACATAGCTGCACACTTTCAACACAAACAAGACGGTAGATTTAGAGGTTTACCAGAACTAACAGTAGAAGTAGAAGGTCGTAAAGTCTATGATCCTAGATTAGATTCTACTGTAACAAATGGTTCTGGTTCACATAGGCAAACAGATACCAGCACACACGCTGGCACATCAAATCCTGCTATAAATTTTTTAGATTATTTGACTAATACAGAATACGGTAAAGGTATAGCATTTAGTAAGATTGATCTAAGCAGTTTTCAAACAGCAGCAAATGTTTGTGACAATACGATAGCAACAATATCTGATACAAGCTTTTCTATATCTTCTGGACAGACAGGCAACAAACAAGACAAGCTAATCATACCTATAGCTTCTATAGATAATTTTTCTAGCTTTAAAGTTGGAAATAGCATTGCAATTACAAATGATTCTAACAGCGCATCAATTGCTTCAGGGATCATTACTGGTAAATCATACTTTGCTGGTACAGATGGCATCATAGATCATTACGAACTTAACATGGCATCAGGTGCAGTAGCTTCTACTTTTACTTCTCCTGTTACTGCAAGCGCATCACAAACGCAAAAACGTTTTGAATTTAACGGTGTTGTAGATACATCAGAATCAATTATGACAAACTCGCAAGAATTTCTAGCTTCTATGCGTGGCATATTTGCTTATCAAGATAGTAAATATTATTTGAATATTGAACATACTGTATCTTCAGCAGCTTTGAATATTGATGAAGATGATATTTTAGAAGAAGGATTTCAACTAAGTTTAGAAAGTAAAGAAAGAAAATATAACAAAGTAGAAATTACTTTTTACAACGCACAAAGAAACTATGAAAAAGATTCTGTTGTATACACAGGTGAAACTAGCGATACATTTTTATCTGACGATGGTAATGAAGTCTTAGAAGAAAAGGCAGAGTTCAGTATGGTTACAAATCAACAGATTGCTTACAACCATGCTAAGTCAATTTTATTTAGATCAAGAAGGCAAAGACAAATTAAATTTACTGGTACTCCTAAGTTATTAAATGCAACAGTAGGAGATGTCATTGGGGTAACCCATAGTAAATTTGATTTAACAAGTAGTGGCGGTACACCAGATCAATTTAGAATAACAAGAATGACTCTTAGAACTGATTTAAATATTGAAGTAGAAGCTATTGAGTATCAAGCTGATATATATGGTTATGCTACACCACCTTCAGAAGATATTGATTACGCAAATCAAGTTGTAGATAGGACAGCAGTAGTACAGCCTAGTAACTTAACTTTTGTTGATAAAGACCCAACAACAGGTATTCAAGCTTTTCTAAGCTGGGAAGATGCAAATGTATATCCATCAAGGTTTAGAGTTACCGTAAGAAATGAGCAGTTTGTTCAAAGAACAGTTGCAACATCTGATGGTTCAGCAACGACAGTAGATACTACTTATAAAATCATAGGAGATTCTATATCTAATCAAACTATGTCTTTCTTAGAAGCAGGTTATATAGCATCTTCTAATTATTCTTTTTCAGATGGTACGTTTACATTTAATCAAGCAGGTATAAGCGGAGAAGATTTATCTGCATTAAAGTTTCCATTTGATGAATTGTTTGCTACGACAGGTAACGGTTCTACAACTGCTTTTACTTTTAACACACAATTAACAGGCTTAACGACAGCTAACATACTGCCATTTATAGATGGTGTTTATCAAGCACCAGAATCTTTTGCTTTTAACACCAGCAGTAAAGTTCTTACGTTTGATGCAGCACCACCTAATTCATCAATTGTAGAAGTTTTTATGGATGATGAAATAGAAGTGGTATCAGAAACTTCTACTGGTCAAACTGCTTTTACACTTGATCCAATATTTCCTGTAGAAAACTTATTAGTATTTATTGGTGGTGGTTATCAAAAAGCAGATGCTTTTTCTATAGCTACAAGCACAACAGGTATGACTGTTACCTTTGATGAAAGCATATCTTCTGGAACAAAAGTACATTTTGTTCTAATGCCAGAAAAAGTAGAAGGTGTTATTTACACAACCATTACAGATGAAACAAGTATTGATTTATCTAATATAAGAATCAACGATGGCTATAAAGGAGAAGTATCAGCAATCAATGCTTTTGGTTTTGAATCTGCGCCAGCTACAGTAACTTTTACAAATGCTCAAAGTCCAGTACAAATTAAATACGATATTCCAGATTCTTCTATTAATGCAGCAAAAGTTGTTGATACGTCAATAACACAAGCGAAACTAGAATCAGCAGTCAGTACTGCTTTGAATACAATACCAACACACACAAGCGATATAGGCACGCTACAAGTCAACGTAGCTGCGTTGCAGTCTACAGTCAATGATTCAAATACTGGGGTAGCTGCTAACGCAACAGCAGTAACGCAACTTAATACTTCACTAACATCTACAAACACAAACGTAACCGCAAATGCTTCATCAATAACAACTTTAAATACAAGTGTTAATAACATAAATTCAAGCGTCACAAGCTTGCAAAGTTCTACATCTGATTTAGAAGGTAATGCAGCAGCTTCTTTTGTTTTACAAACTGATGCTAACGGTGCAGTTTCACAAATGATTTTAGAATCTAATGCTCAAGCTGGTACAAACCCAACGTCTATAATTAAATTTAGAGCAGATACATTTCAGATCACGAACAATTCTACAAGTACAACAGCACCTTTTACGGTTTCAGGCGGTAGCGTAATAATTGATAACGCATTTATTGTTGATCTTACTGCTGATAAATTGTCAGCAAATTCTTTGAATGTTGCAGGTAAAGCTGTTAGCGGTACTGCTGGTAACATAACAGGTTCAGCAGGTATAAACGTGACTAACTTATCTAACGATACAGATACAGAAAATACTTTATCAACTTGGTTTGCTTCTAATCCACCGCATTTTTACAACAGCAAATATATGACGCTTATAACTAGCGTGACATGGACAACGCCAGCGTTTTCTGGGACTAAAGAATATATAGTGACTGCACAAGGACAGCCACTAGGTAGTTTTGGTGGCGATGAAGATACTGCTGTAGTTTTACTTGTTAGAAAGACAAGTTCTGCTACAGGTTATTTAAGTTCAAATTCTGCAAACTTTGATGTGCAAACTGGTGTTTTCAATGAAGGTTCTTTGGCAGGAAACTCAATAGCTTTATCTGATAAATTTGACGCTGATGGTAGTTCTCAATATTTTGCCTATATGTTGATGGCAATAGATGACTATGGATCAGGCAATAAAGGTATTAGTGACGCATCAATTTTAGTTTATGGTTTAGGTGTCTAATGAGTACAGCAACATTTAGAAATGACAAGTTATCAGTTTTGAAAACTACCATGCAATATTTAAGAGATAAACGTAATCAAAAATTATTGATAAGCGATTGGACACAAATGCCTGACTCACCATTAACAGATAGCAAAAAACAAGAGTGGGCAACTTATAGACAACAACTGAGAGATTTACCTTTATCGTACACAGATGAAGATGATATAGGAGATATAATTTTTCCTTCTAAACCTGATTAATAATATAATAGACAAATGGCACTAACTAAAATCCCATCTGATTTAATTGAAGCTAATAGTATTGGCATCACACAACTTAATGTTTCAGATGGATCAAGCGGTCAAGTTTTAACTACTAACGGTTCTGGAACACTATCTTTCAGTTCAGTATCTAATACAATTATTATTGCTGCTGATTCAGGTTCTAACGATACCGTAAATTTAGCTGAAACAGTTACCTTTACTGGTGGTGAAGGTATAGATACAACAGTATCTAATAATACAATTACAATAGCAGGTGAAGATGCCACAAGTTCAAATAAAGGTTTAGCATCTTTTGCAAGTGCAGATTTTGATGTTTCATCTGGTGCAGTAACAATAAAATCAGGCGGTGTTACAAATACACAATTAGCAAACTCTAGCGTTTCTTATGGTGGTATATCTTTGGCATTGGGTGCTTCAGATGCAACTCCTGCCTTTGATTTATCTGACGCTACAAATTATCCAACTAGTAGTTTGTCAGGAACAATAACAAATGCACAATTGGCAGGATCAATTGCAAACTCAAAACTAGCTAACAGTTCTGTAACTTTAAACTCGCAGTCTTTGTCGCTTGGTGGTTCTTTAACATTAGATACAGACGACATAGGAGAGGGTTCTTCAAACTTATACTATACAGATGCAAGAGTCGCTTCTTATCTAACAACTAATTCTTACGCAACACAAACTTATGTAAATACACAAGTAAGTAATTTAGTAGATTCTGCACCTAGCACACTAGACACTTTGAATGAATTAGCAGCAGCTTTAGGAGATGATGCTAATTTTTCTACAACTACTGCAACAAGTTTAGGAAACAGATTAAGAATAGATGTAGCAAATCAATCTTTAACAAGCACACAAAAAACAAATGCACTTACTAACTTAGGAATTAATTCTTCTTACTCTGGTAATGCTGCAACTGCAACTGCTCTTGAAACAGCAAGAACAATTCATGGAGTTAGTTTTGACGGAACAGCTAATATTGATCTTAGCGAAGTTGTCCAAGATACAGTTGGAGCAATGTTCTCAAGCAATACTGAAGCAGGTATTACGGTAGCTTATGAAGACAGCGATGGGACAATAGATTTATCCGTAGGTGTGGATGACAGTTCGATAGAAGTATCAGCCTTAAACAATACCTTAAACGTCAAAGCGTCAGGTGTAACTAACGCTATGTTAGCTGGTTCTATTGCTAACTCTAAATTAGCTAACTCATCAATTACAGTTAGTGATGGAAGCAATACAACGGCAACAGCACTTGGCGGAACTATTACATTCTCAGGTACTTCTAACGAAGTAGAAGTAGCAGAAAGTTCAGGAACAATAACTATTGGCTTACCAGCAGCCACAGAAATTACAACTTCTTTAGGTGTTGGCGGTGGGTCTACAAACGGTGTTGTTATAGAACAAGGTGCAATAAAAATTAAAAACGGTGGCACACAATCTTTTATAGATTTTTATTGTGAATCGTCAAATGCACATTACAGCAGATTACAAGCAGCAGCACACTCAGCATATTCAGGCAATGTAACAGTTACGTTACCAGCCACAACAGGAACGCTTGCTTTAACATCATCA